CTGCTTCCTAATTTTACAAATGGGCCTTTGTGCATAGATTCGATAACCTCACGCATCCATTCCTCATTGTTCTTTCCATGGCTTTTATTTACAGCGCCACCAAACTTAAATACGGTTTCAGAGTGGACAAACCTCACATGGAGAACTCGCCGTGGAAAAGATTGTCGCAACCCCCCAATAACAACCATGCCAATCGGTGTTGTTGCCGCACATGCCGTTACCCCTAATTTTAAAAACTCTCTTCTTTTCATATCGACATCGGTAATTTAATTTTTGGTGGTCTCATTTATATTCCCCTCTTATAAAATCTTCAAGCTCTCCGCCCCAATAAATATCGTCAACATCTTTATCTGCAACCCTTTCAAGCGCATTCTTCATCGCCTTAACTTTTTGCTCTAATATGAAAATCTCCTTTATAAATATTTGCAACCTTTCCTCGCACTCCACTACGCGCTCTGCTTTAAGCTGCTTTCTCACGCTACCGATTAAAATGCTCATTGGATGTTTAATTTTTTCTTCTTCTGTCATTTTTTCGCTCCTTTTGATTGTTGGTTTTTATGACCTCAGAAATAATACTTCCAAGAATACCTCCAAGAATAGACGCAATAAAAACTATCAAATAAAATTCTCCCATTATCTTTTTACGCTCCTTTTTTGCCCGGTTCAATTTTCGGTAATTTTTCGTCTTCTTTCACCATTAGCTTTTTGACACACTTCCTACAATGAGGAGAGTATAGATCATGCTCTCTATTGTGCATAAAAGCTGATAATGCTCTTAATTTGCCACAGTTAATACATCGCTTACCTTTTATTTTTCTCATAACGCTCTTTATTCTTTAATAATAGTTTTTCCTTGTTTTTTTGATAGTATTTTCTGCCAGATTCTTTTCCTTTTTCGGGATGCCTTTTTCTCCAATCCTTAAAATCATCCCCTAATTTTTCTTTTCTGCGCCTTCTGCATTCATTGACTCGTATTCGTGTGCATTTTCTGCATTCATGCCGAAACCCATCTCTACTTTTCTTTTGGCGTATTGGCCAAAAAGTTTTATTTAGAGGATATTCTTCTTCGCAAATTCTACATATCTTTGTAATAATCATGATGTTTAAATAGCCATTGGAAGTTTTATTTTGGGTGGTTTGGAAGACCGAAGTAATCTGTCTAATGCATAAAGCATAGAAATAACTCCGTCTATCTTCCCCTGTGATTTGTCCTTGTCCGGCTTTTTATCGCCATCCGGACTTGTTCTCACCGCAACGGAATCGATCATGAACCGTAATATCGGATTCCCGCCGTGGTTGATCTTCTTTTTCAGCAAACGTCGCTCAAATTCCTGGCAAACCGGGCCAATTCGGGTCGGATGGTTCGTACAGGTGATGACAATCGGCCTTTTTTCCGTGTGCCCAAGGTCTTTTTCTAAATCCATCGAAAATCCTATCCCCTGGAACTGCCTATCAACGCCGATCAGGCCCATGTTGAAAACCTTGGAGTCCTCAACGATTTCCTTCCTCACAAAATCATAATCCACAGCATTCCCTTCTGTAACGTTAAGCCAACCCTCGCGCGCCCACCCCTGATACTGCTCTTTGTATTTGTTCTTGGTGTCCCAAATCTTTTCTTCCGGACACCATGTTCTCATTAGAACGTCAACTTTTTCACGGTCGTCGTCATATGGGAACATGTAAACAACGCATGTAAAATCATCCACGCTTGATAGGTCAATCCCGCCGGCGCAGAACCGCTTTCTGTACTTCTCTCTTGTTTTTTGCCAGTTTACTTTCAAGTCGCCACACTATTTGTCGGCTTTAATGATTCTTCACCATACCCACAATTTGTTGAAAATTTACAATCCTCTGGATCAATCGCTAATGAATAAAGTGGTGCTTGATCGCAATCGCGAGTGTGCCCCACAACAAATGCTCTTGCGCCAGATTCGAGTTCAACCAACGAACCAATGGGTATTCCATGCTTTTTTTCAGCGTTGATTTCTCGGTACGATCTCCCCTGCGGATCACTTGGATCTTTTAAATCAGCGATGTTTATAAACTCCATTTTTACGCTCCTTTTTTTGCCAGTTAACTTTCAAAGTATGATATCCACACATTTGTGATCTTTGAGTCGCAAACCATCACACACCATGCAGTAAAAAACATCGTCAGGATCAGCAATAAGAGCATCCTGTAACCCGCCTGGCAGTAATTCCCTAACCTCTTCTTCTGTCAGTTGCTTAATTATTTTCATAACAATAAACCTCCCTATTTCTCACTATTTTAATCCTCCATAACGTAAACGCTTTTTGAATAGTTTTCATCCCACAAATCGAGTGTAATCCACCGACTATATTGACCCGTCCATATATTAAGCCTTTTACAAAGGAAGTTGTTCTGATTCGACGGAATTTCCTTCGCAACACGGCATTTATCCCTAACATCTCCCAATTTCGTCATGTATCCGGGTATCTGATCGCCGTTTTCGTCAACCCCGCACCGCTTACCTGATTCCGTTATCCCGCAAAGTCCCGGCATCGGCTTTTGCCACATGTCCTCATCTTGCCAATCGTCTTCAACAACACCCTTCTTACCTTCTCGACTTTCCTGCGCTGTCAGAAGCTCAGGCCAATCCCTCTTTGTGTCCAGCGTGAAAATAACACCGAAGAACGAATCGTCTTGAATCACGCCCTTTAAAATCTTGGTTAGATACTCCCGGCGCTGATAACACACCCCGTCCTGGTCAAATCCAGCCGTTGTAATGACCAAAACAAGGGGTTGTGGGCGGGAACCGATGCTGTCAACGATTAAATCATAAACTTCGGGGCCTGGATGTGCGTGTAATTCGTCTAAGCTTGCAAAATGAGTGTCTAATCCATCCAGTCCCTTCGGATCACCCACGAGAAACTCGCACTTGCTTAATGTACTGTCGATGCTTAGGTTCTGCTTGTAGTAGGAAATCATTGGTGCGAACATGGATGTTTTCGTAAGGTTTTTAATATTCTCCCAAACGATCTTGGCCTGCTTTTCTTTAACGGCAGCCGTGTAAATTTCTGCGGCATCCTCACCGTCAGATGTAAAAAAGAGCGATCCAAGACCGCCAGCATATGTAGATTTGGCTCCTTTTCTGCCCATTTCGAGGTAAGCCGTCCGGAATCTTCGCCATCCAAGAGAATTTTTCCATCCCATAATACAGGAAGTGATAAACTGGAAATGTGGGGCCAGTACAAATTCCTTGCCTTTGTTTTCCTTGCCCTTCCACAATTTGAGATGTGAGAAATATTCAAGCGCATAATCAGCAGCGTCATAGTCGAACCATAAGCCCCGCTCGTGCCCGTGCTCCAGATCGTCAAGGTGTCTCTGGCAGGCGAGCTTGACAAATCGACAAGCCAAAATATCACCGGATAGGACATCTTCTGCGTATTTTATGGATGGATGGGTCATGTTATATCAAATCTTCTTTTATTTGGTAATGAATGTGGGTTTCAGGGTAGCACCTGTTCGGTGGAACATTAAACGCTCTACATATTTCTCTAATGTTGTGATCTCTTAGTTTTTTGAAATTATCTATATCCGGGCTCCTTGATTCAAAAAATACAGTCGGCACAAACGGAACTAAACACAAAAGACCTAATTTCTTAACGAATGATCGCCTGTTCATTTGTCGCCTCCTTTTCAGCATCACCATCACAAACCACCTTGAATTGACTCAACGCCTGCTCTCCACATCTTGGACAAGGATAATCAAAATTTGCGCTTAAAAAGCAAAGCTCAGTAACCCGGTAGGAACAAGTTCTGCATTGGTATGTGGTTATCATTTCCCGCCTCCCTTTTTCACAAGCCCGAGCCTGCCGCCCTTATCCTGGAACTCTTTTAGAGGGTCTTTCTTCTCATCCTTCGTCACCCTTGAAACACGAGTCCGACTGCTCGGAGTACATCCCAACTCGCATAACCACTTCCGCATCTCAGCCTGTGACTTGTTCGCAATCTGAAGATACGGTGTCTGCATCGGGAACCCGGATGGTGATTTGAGCGTCATGCCGTCCTCCTGAATCTTGATGGTAGCAAATACCCACTTGGAATACTCGGAACAATACGCCTCCAACGCCGTCCGATCCACAACGGTCATTACCCCGGTCGGATATAGCTCGCTTGCCATACGATCCCACTCATTCCTGCCCAATTCATCCAGAAAATCAGGCGCTTCGGGTATCTCGGTTTCCACTCTCGGCTCCGGCTCGTTCTCCGGCAATGGTCGCCTGCCTGGATTTCCATGTAATTTTTTCTTAGCCGTTGGTTGCGGCTTCGGTCCTGGTCTTGCCATAATATTCTCCTATGCCATTTTGGCATACCCCCCTGGTTTTAATCTGCGACTGTATGCGTTTACC